TATTTATATGCAGTTTGATTCTGCCCACCGTGTGACGGTGACTCGCGCAATTATACTCAGCGCTGAGTTGCCTTCTCCGAAATTACGAAGGACTTGTTTGCCCGCAGGCTGAACCAATTCACACAATGAAACAACAAATTTAGTCGACATCCCTCTGCCCGTTCATAAGCATGCCGGCAGCAGTGCCGCCAACAGGCCCAAACATGTACGAAGCTCCAGCGCCTATAAGCATTCTACCGGCTGCACTTTGGTACATCCGATCGATACTCTGGACGGTGCCTTCAACAAAATTGCCAATCTTCTGAACCACGCCAGCGGAACCGTTGCGTAAAACAGGGCTGTTCGCCGGAGGGGGTTGAGCAAAGGCAGTGGAAGCGTCACCATCCGTGAACACGAACTCATAGTTGACGTAAGTAGAAATAACTAACGCATTTACGGAAGCAGGTCCCCCAGTGACAGCTACGTTTATAGTCTGCCACCCAGGGTTCTGCCAGTCGTTAATAACCATAGAGCGATTCGCATCACGAAAAAGCCGCGCGTTGGTGCCTAATGGCGCGGGAATGACAAAGAGATCTTTGCCAATAACGCGCGACACGGGCACATCATACACAGCATCAGCTAAGGGGCTGGTCACGTTAAAGGAGGCCAAAGAGGCACCAAGAAGTGGAGAGTTCAAGCGAATCCTAATCATACCGGACGCCGTCATGGGCGTTAGGGCTGAAGTGATGCGAATTCCCCAACTTGTGATGCGCCAGCGAGCAACATTGCCAGGCGGCGCGGCCAACTGGCCAAATGAACCGGTGTACGTTGCCGTAACGCCGGCTACAGTGCCGTTGGCAATTGGTGCCCCCAGGTCGGCGACAATTAATCTCGAAGCATTACCATTCGAATCCGTTAACAAATCATACGGATTGTTAGTTGTGCTCCAACCAACTGACTTAGTGTAAGAATCATCAGGCCAACGTGACCCGACAGATCCCTCACAAAAAGGATTAGTAATGTTGCAGACACCCATGGAATAAGCCATCGACTTATGCATAGGTGGAGAACTCTTGCCGGCTTTCTTCTTCACGGGGGGGGTCTTCTTCTTCTGCTGTTTCTTTTGGTTCTTGTTTTTATTTGGCATTATACACGTATACTTTTATTAAACACCGTAGAACCTACTGGTGGATAAATCCGTCAACCTTCTTCAAAAGGGACTGACCCGGTATTCTAGATAAAGAACCTTTGAGAGACGCTAGTTGTTCAGGGCCACGACGGCCCATCATGAACTTCGCGATCAACTTCAAGGGGTTCTCCGGGTAAACGCCGTTAGGCGTAAATACGTGCGAGCAAAACACGAAATCACCACCCTGAGAAAACTCATGGTAGTCGGTCACTGTAAGACCGTTGCGCGCATATGCGTGTACAAAAAGCGCCTCACTACCGGGCGACAACTCCAAGGAATCATCCCCGTTGACGAAAGAGCGCTCGCGAGAAAGGGAAACGACAGAGCGAGGGTGCCACTCGCCATTGTTATAACCTTTAATCGATGCGCGCACTCGATCGATCCTATCCAAACGGTCAACGCTATTAGAAAGCGTAGTAACGAACCTACCCGAAAGTTGGTGCGGCGTGTCGTACGTGACGACTGACCCGTTCGAAAGAACAAACGTGGGGTGCAAAGCACAAAACGACCTTCCGGCCGCTACACAGGAAAACGTGTCGCTGGTCTTCCATTCCGCGCCATTGAGCTCAATCATGTTCGCAAGAAACACGCTCTCACTCTCAGCATCGTAATTGAACTCAAACCCGCGAACGTCGTTGCTAACCATAACCCTGCCGGGTGGTATGGAAGCCATGACGGACTGACGAAACCTTTCGGTCTCCTCGGGCGTGTCCAAATCAATGCCTATCGTGGCGTCAAGCTCTTTCCAATTGGCAACTTGTGCCTCAAGTACTCCAGCATACAAGACTCTTTCGACGAGACTATCCAAAACGCTCACACTGCTAATGTTCCTCCCCGGCTTGCGGGAAGTGTGCGGCTCGTTCTTGGCGAAAACTCTCACGGGGTCCACCAAGCCTTTCTCCATTAAATACTGCTTAAGCGCAGCATCCAAGGTTTTGGGCGCGCTGCCTCGATGAATGACGAGTTCACCGATTTTGCGCAAACGTCGCAAGCGCAACTCAAGAGCAAGCTTGAGTGCGCCACAAGCATTAGCCTTTAGCGCGCCGTTCGTTGAGTAAACCCAACCATACGGCAAGCCAGGGCTGCGATCGTCCTGAATGTCCGCCAAAAACTTGCGGAATGCGATCTCGGTCAAAACCAGCTCCTCTGGATCCGAGAAAAGCGAAGCAAACGAATAGGCCGGTTCGGCCATTCGTTCAAACACGCGCGTCTCAACCCGGGGCGTCAACTTCGTCAATCGGTTGCCGCAAGGGGGATTACGCGTCTTGTTGAAAATGAGCGTGATAATCTCCTGTGGCCCATCCAGATAGGGAGCTTCCCAGACTTCAATTCCTGGAAAAAGAGCCTTTACGGCGTCCCAATCGGGCGGGATGGTCAAGCCACCAGCACCCTTCGCAGGGGGCCTGCAGCGACCAATGATGCGTCCACCTCCGGGGAGAACGCGTTGCGCTCTCACGGCCAAAGTTTCCGCATCCCAAGCAAGCTTGAACTCTCCAATAGTTTCTATAGGGTGAGCACTCATGCACGAGTCGTAGTAGCAGGGGACGCCACTAGAGCAGATGCACGGCTTGCTTTCGTCAATTTCTTCTTGCTTCTTTTCTTCGCCTTCTTCTTTGACAAGGTTGAGGCGCTTGAAGCTTCTGGGCCATTCGGCTTCGGAGCTGGCGTGATAGGAATGGGGGATTCCCCCACTCTCTGCCCAGCCGAGGTACTTTTTGTACCCTTGAGCGCTAACTTTGCCTCGTCGCGAGTCCAAAGAATTGCTGCATGTTGTGGGTTGGGGACATGCTCCCCCTTGTGAAAATCCGCCTCGTCAGGCGTATCGGCCGCGTACGCCTCCAAATCCAAATCAGCCCAGGCCGGCGCGACGTTTCCCTTGCGATCATGAAAAACATGATCAGCGCCGGGAACAACAGTCTGAACGCGAAGCTTGGCGCCACCCAGCATATCGCGCGCGATTTGATCCTCCCTGTGGGAGTGCACGAATTGCTTGGTGTCGGTGTCGGTTTCCGCCTGGCCTTTGCTCTCGGCTACTGGGCCATCAAGCTGGGCTAGGCGGTCGTTGTCTAAAAAGAACAAATCGATGCAAACGTTGAACCCATTTTTGGTTCCGACGTGAACACCAACCACCGCTCCCTTTTGGAGAACGGGGCAGCCCGACATACCAGAAATAGTGGAGGCGTCGTGTCTGATAAATCCGGGGTGACCATCCAAGTGGCCCTTAATGAGACCAAGAGACGACAACCCTACTGATGGGTCGCTAGGGTCAGCGGCAGCTATAATAATAGCGCCGGCCCTGGCTGCTTTAGCACGCTTGAGAGCGCGAAGCTTCAAGGTGGCAAAGAAAGCCAAAGCTTTCCCGCTAGATCCAAAATCAAACATGACGAAGTCTAGAGAGGGGACCTGCTTAATCGTGTACGCCATACCCTTAAGCGGCAACGACAAATCCCCACAGATTAACACAAACTCATCCAAGTCGTCCAGGTTCTCGCCAATGCAATGAGAGGCGGTCAAAATGGAGTTGTCGATGCGGAAACAATTAGAAGTCATACCGTTGGGAGCCTTGAGAAGGCAGCATCCAACAGGAGGCTTTTCAAGTTTGTCCAATTTAGAACGAGCAAGAAGAGCTTCAGGCATAGCTTTGGAAGGCTTGCCGCTGGCTGGGATAAAGAATTTGGTTCCGTCGACCGTAGGAAGTGTGTAGTTACCAACAACACCATCCTGAACGACAACATCCGGGTGCAAGCGTAGCACTGGGATGCCTTTGGGGGCCTCCACTGCGGTGACGGCACGCCCAAATCGAAGAGTGTGATACAAGTAGCTGAGCAACGGCCAAAACACGTGCAAAACCACAGGCATGATCAAAATGAGAGCAAAAGAAATGAGAAAAAGGTTCACGACAACAAAACAGCATGCGTAAGCAAACGTGTTGCGATCGACGACGGGAACGTAACCCTGCACGTAAGCGCAAGCAACGTCAAAATCCCATTCCACCGCACAGGTGGAAACCTCATGTCCCAAAATGACGCAACGGCGAAAAGATGCCATCACGTCCCTTTCACAATCATTGGCCAACTTAGCTTTGATCTCATCGATTTCTCGAGAGTTCAACGCAAAAGCTTGGTCAGCCACATTGGCAGACGTCGTGGAGAGCGCTTCAAGGAAGCGTTCAAACAAC